TAATTGGAGTATTAGCGTTTTTCTCAGTTTCTGGGGCGGCAGCTCAGAATTACATCATAACGGAACCAACAGACATTTGGTTTGATTATCCGGAACCTACTCAATTTGTGGCTCAAACCTACATGATCGAGAACTACCCTTCTGATCCAATGCTTTGGGTATACGACGAACAAGGAAATCTTCTTGCCGCCAACGATGACTCGTTTGGTTTACAGTCTTATATTTCTATTGCCGTGCCTGCCGGTCGTTATCGGCTTAGGGCTGGTATCTGTTGCGGCGACCCTAACGCTTGGCGTACAAATGGAGGTTGGAACTTACAGTACGAACTTGGTTTCAACGGTATGGGATCAATGCTAACATCTACCACAGAAGAACCGACAACCACAACATCAACGTCGACAACCACAACATCAACCACCACAACCACATCTACTACCACCACCACAACAACCACAACCACAACAACCACACTGCCACCAACAACGACTTCAATACCGGAAACGACGACAACATGGGTCCAAAATACCACATCCACGACATTGATAGTGCCACCTACTACTACTGTTCCGACAACGACTGTCCCTGCAACGACAACAACTACTACGATCCCGGCAACGACAACAACAACCGTTCCAGCGACGATACCACCGGAAATAACATCAGAACAAGCTGCTGATATAGCTACCGATCCTGAAGTATTGGCTACGCTTACGCAAGATGAAGCCGAAGAGGTCTTTGCTGCTCTAGAGGTAAATGATCTTTCTGATACGCAGTTAGAAGAGCTGGTTGCCAGCGTTCAGTCTGCCCCTGAAGAAGTGCGTGAAGCTTTTGAGCAGGAAGTCAACGTTTTTGGTGGGGCTGTGGATACATATGTTCCGGTTGGCTCAAAAGTCCCTGTTAAGCAACGCAGAACACTTATTGTCGTAGGTGTTGTATTAGCGGCTGCTCCACCAATGATCCGCCGAAAATGATAAAATCTACCCATGCGTAAATACTTTGGAGCTATAGTTTCCCTATTATTGTGGGCCTCTGGTACAGGTCTAATCTTGATTACGTTGTCAGGGGAGACACTCAGCAAGGCTTTGTTTATCAGTGCCGCCACTTTGGGTGTTAATATTGTTGCCATAGTCTTTGGTGGCATAGGAGTCGATGAATAATGGCAACGCCAGCAGAACAAGATCTAGTAACCACACGGGGCGATAATGTCACCGTAGGTGTGACGATGACCACAAACGGTACTACCCCTATCGATATTACAGGTCGCACTTATGCTGCAATGGTTCGTGCCGACTATGAAGACCCCACGCCGGCCGCTACTTTTACTTGCACTATTGTAAGTGGCGCTGCTGGCACATTGTCGCTAACATTGAGTTCTGCTAGCACTCTAAGCCTTAATCCGTATAACTATGTTTGGGATCTTCAAGAAACTGCTTCTGGTGTTGTAAGTACTGTTATTGCTGGAGCTTTTGTAGTTCTTCCTGATGTAACGAGGTAACATGCCAACAACCAACATTGTTGTCACCAGAACAGACCTTTCGTCTACAGGCACGTATTATGGCAATAAATCTATTGTTGTAACCCGACCAAACGTCGATCCTACTGCATATACTTCTGTTGACTACACTATTACCGTTGTTGGTACATCTAACGCCGGCCCACAAGGACCAACAGGTCCAACTGGACCAACTGGCCCTACGGGTCCTACCGGGGCTGCAAGCACTGTAACTGGTCCGACTGGTCCGACTGGAGCAGCGTCTACCGTTACTGGTCCAACGGGACCAACGGGTGCGGCTTCTACTGTAACCGGACCGACGGGTCCAACTGGTGCAGCTTCTACAGTCACAGGTCCTACAGGACCGACCGGTCCTACAGGCGCAGCCTCAACAGTTACTGGACCTACCGGGCCAACTGGACCTACAGGTGCGGCATCTACCGTTACTGGCCCTACAGGACCAACCGGCGCAGCATCTACTGTAACTGGTCCTACAGGCCCTACAGGACCTACAGGGCCAACCGGAGCTGCTAGTACGGTAACGGGTCCAACAGGACCAACAGGTCCAACCGGCGCAGTATCTACTGTTGAGGGACCAACTGGTCCAACAGGGGCTACGGGGGCGGCATCGACCGTAACCGGACCAACAGGACCGACAGGTCCAACGGGACCGACTGGCCCTACCGGACCTACAGGTGCAGCCTCTACGGTAACAGGACCTACAGGCGCTGCTGGTTCTTTTGCTACAACACAAACTGTCAACACGCAAACAGGAACAACGTACTCATTGGTATCGGGCGATCTTGGAAAGATGGTTACTTTGAGTAACGCATCTGCTGTAACAGTGACCGTTGGCACTTCTCTTGGATTTACTGCCGGACAAGCAATTGATCTGCTAAGTCTTGGGGCTGGTCAAGTTACTGTTTCTGCTGGTGGCGCAACCCTTAACGGTACGCCAGGGTTGAAGCTTCGAACCCAATATTCAAGTGCTACGTTATACTGCGTGGGAACTAACAGTTTTGTTCTTATTGGTGATTTGAGCGCATAATGCCTATCCGACGTGGGGTAGTTGCTTCAAGCATTACTGAGCTGCCAACTATTACGATCAACGCTACTACTAACTTTAACCAAAACAGGGCTACGTTCAACGCCACTGTAAACCCTAACCGGCAAACAACAAGCGTTAAGTTTCAGTTTAAAAAGACCGTTGATTCCACTTGGACAGATGGCGAAACGATTACCGGGCTTACCGGAACCAGCCAAACTGTTTATTCAAACCAAACAGGACTGGTCGAGGCAACTGGATACGACGTTCGTGCCATAGTCACTAACGGCATTGGCAGCGCTACGTCTTCAACTGTTTCGTTTACTACCTGGTCGATACAAACTTTTGTAAGAACACCTACAGGCACCAGTAATACTACTTACACCGACGTTGTTCATTTACAAACTATTACACCTACTGGTGGCTCTGCTATCACTCCTTATATCTTCAACGTGTTCTTTTTTGGTGGTGGAGGTGGAGGTGCTGGTGGAGGTGGAGGTGGTGGTGGTTACTACTACAACACAGGTAATGTTTCTGCAACATCAGCAGTTAGTTCTTATTTGACTGTGGTTGTCGGTGGTGGTGGAACTGCTGGAAATACTGCTGGTCCTAATGGTGGTGCTGGTGGTACTACAACTATTTCAGGTACTTATTTCTCAACATTAACTGCCACAGGTGGAGGTGGCGGTGGAGAAACCATCGTAGGTGATGGTGGTGCTTCAGGTTCAGGAACGAATACATCTAAAGCAGGTGGTTTGGATAGTTCTTCAACTTCAGGAAGTGGCAAATCTATTGTTTATTACTTTGCTTCTGGTGGTGGTGGAGGTGCCTTGTCTGCTGGTGACAACGGCGAATTATCAGGTCAAGGATACGGTGGTTCAGGTGGCGTGGGTGGTCAGGCTTTTGGTTACTATGGTGGCTCTGGTGGTGGAGGTTACGGAAGCGTAGCCAACGGTACTGGGAACAGAATTTTGGGTGGGGGAACAGGCGTGTACGGTTGTGGTGGCAACGTCAACTCTGCTGGAACAGCAGGAATGTGTTATTTCCAGTACTATGGACCCTGATTATGAACATTGAACCATTCAACCTAGACGTTATAAACAAATACAATATGTTTTTTATGTTGCAAAAACTAAACGCAACATCAACAATCAACCTGTACTACCAAGAAGTAAACAACGACGTACCATTTGAAGACTGCGCGTTATTTGAAATGACAAACGGCCAAGTCCTTGTAGCGTTCCCTGAGTATTTTACTCACATCAGCAAACATAACCTTATCGCTACAGATGGGGTTGTATCAGAAATAGTCAGCCTCCAAATTTTTGAACGCATTTACAAATACTACAAACACGGTGTAGACAGCATTGACGCTGGTGGGTTTACCTTTATGAACTCTGCGCCTGTGCCATCGTTTGACAACCAATGGCGATGTGATGCTGGACTGTACGGTGTTGAACTGTTTGCAGATCCTCTTGGCGATTCAACAATTGCCGTGCCGGATGCAGCTGATGCTTTACTTGTTTATGAACCGATACTGTCTATCAATGGTGTAGCTCATCTTGTTTATATTGAACGACAAAACAAAAACAACAAGACAGAGTTGATGAACAATTCAATTACGCCTTTTGCTACATACAGTTTGGGTGAAGCGTTGAAGTTGATTTTGGAATGGGCGCAAGTATCAGAAGAACCGTTCAATAACACGGAACCTGTTGCAGTAAAAGCGTTTGAATTTGCACAACAACTGAGAATAGAACAAACAATTGTATCTAACCAGCCCGATATGCAAATCTTTGAATATCTAAAAGGCAACCCTACGGCGCGTGTTCGACCAGAAAATGTTCAACCGTTGTTGCCAGTCACAGAAGTGTTTATCAAAAAGAACGTGGCTCATTCCTGTTTGTCTTCCCTTATAGCTATCTATCCCGATGCTGCAAATATCACGGTTATAAAACAAACCGAACAGCAAAAACTTCTAAATGAGTTGTTTATATTAGAATCAATTTCTCAATTGGTAAATGATGCAAATTACCTAAGATCACGCACCAACTTACTAACATCTAAACAATCCATATTGGAAAATTTGTAACTTCTAGGAGGGGACATGAAAATAGCCGTATACACCATTGCTCTTAATGAAGAACAGTTTGTATATCGATGGTCAGATTCTGCTATTGAAGCAGATTACAGGTTTATCTTGGATACCGGATCAACGGACAACACCGTGGCAGTAGCTCGTGGAGCCGGCGTTCATGTAGAAGAATGCCGTATTGACCCGTGGAGATTTGATGAGGCTCGCAATAAGTCATTAGAGTTTTTGCCTGACGATATTGATATTTGTATTGCTTTAGACATGGATGAATATTTGTTACCCGGTTGGCGGGGAATGTTGGAAAACATAGAACCAGGAACTAGTAGACCAAGATACAAATACGTTTGGTCTTGGAATGAAGACGGTTCGGAAGGTTTGGTCTACGGTGGGGACAAGATCCACCGTCGACATGGATACAAATGGAAACACCCAGTACATGAGGTTCTTAAGCCTCAACAAACAGAAATACAACAATGGGTGCCTGGCTTAGAAATACATCATCATCCCGACCCCACAAAGTCCCGATCGCAGTATTTACCATTGCTTGAACTAGCGGTTAAAGAGTCTCCAATGGATGACAGGAACCAGTTCTACCTAGCTCGTGAATACTATTTTCAAGGCAAGTATCCTGAATCCCAATACCACTTTTCACGCCATTTAGATCTGTCTACTTGGTTGCCAGAACGAGCTGCGTCACACCGGTACATAGCTAAGATGCGGCCGGACGATGCCCATTGCCATCTTTATCGAGCCATTAGTGAAGACCCACGCAGACGGGAATCTTGGGTTGCGTTGGCACAATACCACTACGAAAAGAATGATTGGCTTAGTTGCCGATACAACTGCGAAATGGCTTTGCGTATTACAGAAAAACCATTGGACTATCTATGTGAAGCAGATGCCTGGGGTTGGCTAGTTCACGATTTAATGGCAATAGCCTGCCATCATCTTGGAGATAAGGCTCAAGCCATAGTCCACGGACTGGAAGCTATTAGGATCAGTCCTAACGATAAACGTCTACGGGATAACCTTAAATGGTATAATATCGGGAAATGAATCGTGGCGAAATCCGTACAGCAGTAAAAGAACGTTTAGCTATTCCATCCATTGGGGATGGTTTACTTCCTGACGCTACAATAGACGGATTAATTAATAGAACTCTTGCCGTTATTTCAGGTGCTAGGGAATGGCCCTGGCTAATGGACGACTTTACATTAAATTTTGTATCCGGCACAGCTACAATTCCCAACGACTTCATACGAGCCAGGCAGTTAGTTATTGACGGCAAGCCTTGTATGTGGCTACAGCTTGAAGACTTCTTGATGCCTGATCGCCGGCAAAGCGTATTTGCTTGGACCATTATTGGTAACAAAGCAAAGCTCAACCCTATCCCAACATCTGACTTTTCCGGGACTTTGTATTACTACCGCAATGAACCTGAACTTTTGAGTGACTATTCGGTTCCGTTGATCCCTGCCACACACCACTCTTTAGTTATTGCTTATACCTGTTACCTTGCTTCAATGGTTCGTCAAGATGAAGGCAGAGCTGCTGTCTATCAAGCCGAGTATCAGGCGCTAATGCAGAACATGAGAGACGATTTGAAGCAGGCTACCGGTCGACGTATTCGTTACGACGGTGGTTATCAATACGCTGCGTGGTCGTAGATGGCCGCATTTAATTTTGGTTGGGATGATTTCCGTGCCGGTTACTATATGGGGCCGTCTGAAGTAAACCAACCACAAAACACATGGCGTGGTGAAAACGTCACTATTTCAGACGACGAAGCCACACTTGTACCAACTTACGAATCAACCGCAATTACCTTAACTGGAACTGGAACTTCCGGTGGACAGCTTGCTTCCGGAACTACAACAACCACATGGTCAGATGCTACGTATTTCAATGGCGTTATATGTTTTATAGGAAAAACTTCTTCAGCAACAACGGTTTATTTTGTAGACGTATCAACCGGTGCGTTAACTAAAAAAGATCTAACTGATGTAGGAACTGGCGTTTTTGGGGCACCTGTATTGGTAACAGAATCGTCAGCAATAGTTGCCTATGTTGCCATTGGAACGGCAAAAGTTTATCGTGTTACGTATAGCGGATTAGCAGAAACATTGATTTCAGTTATACAAAACGTAACCCATTTGACTCTTTGGAACGCACGTATGATTGCGTGGAATCAGACTTCTGATCA